TGGTCGTACAAAAGAAAAAGTAGCAGGAGCAGCAGGATAACCATAAATATTTGATTATTAACAAAGGTATGTTATAATCAATTATGGACCATTACAATACATTAGGCGTTGATAGAAACGCCTCACAAGAAGAAATAAAACAAGCCTATAGGAGATTAGCAAATATTCATCACCCCGATAGGGGTGGTGATACAGCTAAGTTTCAAGAGATTCAATCGGCTTACGACACGCTATCTAATCCCCAAAAAAAAGCAGAATACGATATGCCTTCTCATGGTTTTCCAAATCAAGGAGGTTTTGGATTCACAGGATTTCCTGGGGGATTTAGTTTTCACACAGGTGGTATAAACATTGATGATATTTTTGGCCAGATGTTCGGACATCAACGTCATCATATGCCAACATACAAAACTATAGTTACATTAACATTGGAACAAGTTTACAGTGGTGGAGATCAAGTATTAAGTTTTGTTACAAATAATGGACCTCAAACTGTTAGGATTGATATTCCTAAAGGAGTTGAAAATGGTCATCAAATAAGATATGATAATTTAATTCCCAATGCACATTTAATCGTTGAATTTCGTGTACATGATCATCAGAAATTTCAAAGAACTGGATTAACACTTATAAGTGAAATAGATGTAAGTGTTCTTGATTTAATTGTTGGTACAACGATAGATTTTGTGACAATATCAGGGAAAACATTTAATGTTTTAATAAAACCAAAAACACAACCTGGAACTACCCTGCGTGTAAATGGACAAGGATTGACAAATGGACATAGTACAGGAGACCAATTATTGTTGATTAAACCATTCGTACCTGATAAAATTGACAATGATATACTAATGAGTATTTTACACTCTAAAAATAAAGGAAATTAAATTGAATAATTCTGTTGAAATTGAATCAATTATTGAACAATCTATTGTTTTGGCTAAAGAAAGAAACCACGAATATTGCACAGTGGAACATTTACTTTTAGCTTTAGTTAAACATGTACCCTTCAAAAAATGCTTAGAGCAGTTTGGGGCTGATGTAGAAAATTTATCAAAAGAATTGTCTAACTATTTGGATAGTTTAAAATCTATTGAAGTTATAGTTGATCAGGGACAAGAAATACAACCTAAAAAAACAAATAGTTTAGAAAGAGTTATTAATCGTAGCGTGACACAGGTACTGTTCACTGGTAGAAAAAATGTGACTACAGTTGATCTTTATCTCAGTATTATGAATGAAAATAATAGTCATGCAAATTATTTCCTTTTAAAATATGGAATACTCAAAAACGAATTTCTTCCTCATTGGCAGAAAACTTACAAGGGTGCAGAATATTCTGGGAATCTCACTGATAGCCAAGCAAACGAAATTCTTGATGAATATACGATAAATCTAACAAAGATGGCACAAGAGGGAAAACTTGAGCCACTAATTGGTCGCAGTACTGAACTTAATGATATCATTAATGTTCTTGCTAAACGCTTTAAATCTAATGTATTGATGGTAGGTGATCCGGGTGTTGGTAAGACAGCTATTGCAGAAGGTCTTGCTACTATGATTGTTGAGGATAATGTTCCTGAATTCTTAAAGAACCATGAACTATACAGTTTAGAAGTCGGTATGCTACTTGCGGGCAGTAAGTATCGTGGTGATTTTGAAGAAAAAATTAAAAACATTATTGATGCATTGAATACGAAAAAGAAAGCTATCCTTTTTATTGATGAAGCACATACAATGAAAGGCAGTGGTAACACCAATAATGGTAGTATTGATTTTGCAAGCATGATTAAGCCTGCAATTACTAAGGGCACATTAAAGATTATTGCAAGCACTACTTGGGAAGAGTACTACGAAAGCTTTGAGAAGGATCGTGCATTGATGCGTAGATTCTATCGTGTTGGTATTGATGAGCCAAGTCACGATAGCACTATTCGTATCTTACGTGGATTAAGTCAAAGACTAAATGATTTTCATAATGTAAAAATCTCCGAGGAAGCAATTGAGGCAAGTGTTGATTGTTCTTCACGTTACATCCATGATCGTAAGAATCCAGATAAAAGTATTGACTTACTTGATGCAGCCTGCGCTAAGCAACGTGTATTAGAAAATAAGGAAGCAGAAATTACTAAAGAGCTTATCTACGAACAAGTTGAACGATTTACGGGTGTTCCTGCAGATAAACTTAGTAACGATTACAGTGATAGAATTAAAACTCTTGAGCAAAATGTAAAGGATAAACTTTATGGTCAAGATGATGCTGTAAACAAGGTTCTTGAAAGAATCTATGTTAGCTTTGCTGGCATTAATAACGAAACGAAACCAGTTGGTAGTTTCTTGTTCTTAGGTCCTACTGGTACTGGGAAAACTGAACTTGCTAAACTACTCAGCAAGAACCTTGACATGCCATTGCTCAAGTACGATATGAGTGAATATGGTGAGAAACATAGTGTCGCTAAACTAATTGGTGCACCTCCTGGCTATGTAGGATACGGTGAAGGTAATCTAGGTGGTGGTAAACTAATAAATGACTTAAGCAAGAACCCATACTCTATTATGTTGTTTGATGAAGTCGAAAAAGCACACCATGAAGTTTTTGACATTTTCTTACAATTACTTGACGAAGGACGTGTTACGGGAAGTAACGGCAAAGAAGTAAATGCTAAAAATTGTATCATCATCATGACAAGTAATTTGGGTGCAAGTGATAGCGAACGTAATGCGATTGGCTTCGGAGCCCAAGAAAAAACAGGCGAAGATGACAAAGCTATGAAAGAGTTTTTTAAACCTGAGTTTAGAAATCGACTTGATTTAGTATGCAAGTTTAACAAATTAGATTCACTTGCAATTAAGAAAATTGTTGTTAAATTTACGGAAGATTTAAAAAAGGCTTTGAAAAACACACACGATATTAATTTAAATTTAAGTGAACCTGTGGTTGATTACATTGCCGAAAAGGGGTACGATAGCAAAATGGGTGCTAGACCATTAGCACGTAAAATTGACGAGTGGATTAGAGTTCCATTATCTAAAAAAATTGTTTTTGAAAATGTTAAAAATGCTAACGTATTTGCAATACTAAAAGGTGATGAAATTGAATTTACAGTAACGCCAAAAGTTACTGCATTTGTTGGATATGATGGAGTAATTACAGTTGAATAATTTACGCACAGTAAAAAAATCTAAACTTTTTTTCAACAAATACAAATATAGGGCAGTTATATGTAATCCTAATTTTCATTTAGTTAGATATTGTAAAACTGAAGAACAGTTACATAATAACATTTCATATCGCCAACAATCAGGAGTATACTTTTATCACGGAAAAAGAACCAATGACGTAGATCATACCCCATTAATTAGATTTATTCATTGGAGAAATAGTCAAAGTAAAGATATCACCATACGCATTGATTATGATATGATTAGCGTCTATGGTAATGATTTATTTAAGTTACAAACACTAGAATATGTTGATACAAATGTTGATTATTGTGAAGTAAAATTAGAAGGAGATCCTTCTATACTAGAACGTAATAATCCAAAACACAAATATAGAACTTATTTTAGATGTAGATCATTACAAAATGCTGATTTACATACTGAAATGCAAAAGTTTTTACAGTCATACGAAAAATCTGTATACCCTTGCGGGGCATTACGTAGATGGGCATTTGAGATAAAAGATGGACAAAATTGGAGAAAACACTATCTTGAAGCAAGCTTTTTTGTAGATTATGATATAGAATCTATCCAAACTATTTTAGGGCTTACGTTTGACAGTTATTTGGGTAAAACCTATAAAGTAGAACAGCGAGACTAATTTTGATAAATACTCTATTAATGGAGTATTTACCATGGCTAAAATCGTAGAAGATGTAATTGTAATCAAACTAAGCAAAATTGTCAAGGATAGCGATTCCTCAACAGCTGGAATCGCTAGTCCTGAAATTCAAACCGCGCTTGAACAAGTGGTTCAAGAATTAGTAGGTGATTCTGTAGTAGTAGAATTGGTGCAAGCATAATGTCACAGGCTACTACTCTTATCCTGCTATCACAAACCCCTTTTGGACAGGGACCAAACATAACCGGAACTAAACAACCTGCTGCCTCCTATTATTTAGGCGGTGCAGACTTGCAAACAGTGACATGGAGCTTTACCTCAGTAACCGCTACAGTTAATATTCAAGCAAGTCTAGCAGAAAATCCAACTTCAAATGATTGGTTCAATGTTTTAGAAATTACAGGATCAGAACTCACTCAAATAAGCTACCAAAACATAAACGGCAATTTTGTATGGTTAAGAGCTGCTGTATCAGGTTTTACAGCAGGCGTAATCCAATTTATAAAGGTAAGTTATTAATGTCTACTAAAATGTTTTTAGAGGGCGGAAATGTAGTACCTGACGCTAAACCTATCACACGTAAAAATGTACAAACAGTTGTAAAGAATTTACAAGGTATTATGCCTAAGGGTATCAATGTTTATCCTATAGGAAGTGCAGGGAAGAAAGATGTAAGTAGCGATATGGATGTATTGATTGATGCTGCTGAATTGATGAAAATTTTTCCTGTAAAGGACCTAAAAACTGCAAGACAGGGTTTAGAAAACTATTTTAAAGAGAATGGATATTTTGCTGCAAGAACTGGAGTCAGTGTACATGTTGGTATACCTACAGGTGAAGATGGTGATGTGACACAAGTTGACATTATGGCTGTAGAAAATGCAAGAGATGTTGTTCCATTACACACTCATGACTATAGCAAAGACCCTACAATGAAAGGCGGAACATTACACGGCATGTGGGCAGACTTAACTAATATGAGTTCATTGCCTGATCATCCTAGTTTAATGATGAGTCCTTACAAAGGTCTTGTTGACCGTGAAACTAAAGAATTAATCACAAGTAATAAAGATCAGATTGCTAAGATTATAATTGGTCCTAATGCGACCGCAGAAGATATGGGAAGTGTGCATTCTATACTATCAGCATTGAGAAGTGATCCTAACAAATATAAAGCCATAAAAGATAAATGGGCACCTAATTTAGAGCTAAATGAGAATATTCATGATTGGTTCAGACGTACAATGAATTTATTAAAATGAAAATACTATCGTTACTAGAGGCAGCAGGACAAGTGGGTCGTAAATATCAACACATTGAGGATCTAGTGATTGCCAATGGTAGTCACGGAGCAATGCATGCCGTAGAGCGTTTAACTAATATGATTGATAATTATGGTACTATTGAATTAAAATGGGATGGTATGCCTGTGGTATACTGGGGTCGTGATGATAGTGGTACATTTTACATGATACCAAAAAATGCATGGCAGTATTTGAAGTCAGGAACAATGCAGACTAAAGCAGGAGCACCAACATTAACTAAAAGCCCAGATGATATTATGAAGTTCATCTTAGGTACTGGTGGCGAAGCTGATGCAAGCCGTATGCAATTTGCAAAACAATTTGCAAGTTTGTGGCCATATCTAGAACAAGCAAGTCCTCAGCGTGGTTTCTTAGAAGGTGGATTACTATTTTATCCTGGTACTAAACCAGACGGCAGAAGTGCAATGCCTGTACTAAACAAGAAT